CACATTTTTGATACAACGCATTACAAATGTTATGAGTTACAATACTGAACCCAGAATTTACAATGGCATCTCCTATCCATAAGACCTTCATTTCCTCTCCTTAATTAACTGTTCTCCCACCAAATGTGATAACTCTGGTATTTTTCTTTGACCTGATAACTGGTACTTGAGTATACTTCATCTCACTCTCACCGGTAGGTTCGTACACAGTTTTCCTCTCAACCTCAACAGCAGTATCCCACATTATTGTGACATCACCACCTGACAGTGACCAGTCAACCTTGTAAAGTTTTGGTCCTTTTTCGATGATAACATAGTCATCAAAAACGTCAGCAACGTATGGACTATACGCCGGTTCAACCATTGTGTTGTTACCACCACCAATAGCTTCACGTATTTTGTCTTCCAATTGCCACAACTCTTCACGCATACTCAACTCACTCTGAGCGTCTGGGTCCCAGTCACTCTTCTTCAACTGAGCTTTGCAAATAGCAATAGCTTTACTTTTGTCATATCCTTTATTCTTTGACATGACGCTTTCTACACAATCCTCCATCCACTTTGTCTGCTTTGGAGTTTCGTTCTCTATTCCATAAGGCATTTCCTACACCTCTCAAATCTCATTCCGTTTTCTAGAATTTGTACCCTAGCAACTTGCACTCTTGTGCGAAAACTTCCCTCAATTTAGGAAGATGTTTGTTGAACGGGTCTTTCTTAAATATTTCGGTTGCTGGTCGTTTATCCTTCCGATACTTATTTTTATCGGTGTACCCAAGCGAACCACGCCACGGTATCCCCAACATCTTGAACACATCAGCTAACTCACGATTTAGGTTTTCATATTTAATAACTCTATCGACAATAATTATATCTGGATTGGTTGGTTCAGTATACTTCGGATAATTACACGCTTGCTCAGGATGTCCCATAGTTGCTCTAGCAGCCGGAAAATACCTTGAACCGCTCATGTAATCGTCAAAATTTTTAACCCATTTTAAGTCTAATTTATGGAAGTATGATGATATAGTTTTCTCCAACGGGTGTCTGTCAACACACCACTTGTAATAATTATCCCACTCATATGGAATCAAATCACGGATAATATACCCTGGCATATGATTCCAGAACGCTGTTGGGTCATCCTCGCTCAGTCCACCACCGATATTCTGCGCTTTACGTTTACCACTAGGAACAAAAGTAATAATGTCATCTTTGGAAAACTTACAATGGTCATGCAAGTATCGCTCCAGACTGGTGCTCGCTGTTTTTTCAGAACGTATGAATATGAATTTATGTTTATGGTTAACTATCATAAGTACCCGCACTCCTCCAATTTCGCATATATCTCATCGACACACTCATCAACTGTAGTGGTACTAGTATTAACAATAATGTCTGGATTCTGTGGTTCTTCGTACGGGTCAGATATACCGGTAAAATTAGTTATCTCACCAGCTATTGCTTTCTTGTACATCCCCTTAACATCACGTTCAATGCAGATTTCAAGCGGGCATTTGACATATACTTCAACAAACTCTCCAATGGTTTCATGAACAGAATCTCGAGCCACTGCGTAAGGAGACACAAATGCAGTGACAACTGCGACCCCGTTACGAACCAGCATCTCGCACAAGACTCCAACCCTATGAATGTTTTCATCCCTATCTCCCTTCGAGAACCCTAGTTCCCTCCACAGTACTCTAGTGACATCACCGTCCAATCTCTCTACTTTAGAACGTTTTTCCTTGAGTTTCTCCGCTAACGCATCCGCTATTGTAGTTTTCCCAGAACACGGGAGACCAGTCAACCACACGACAAATCCACCAACACGTTTCGGTGTGTCCATACCTTTGCGTATTGATGTGGCTGATATTTGCTGAGTCTGTTCATCAATACTAATCTCACGAACACCCCAACCGACACCACGACCATAACAAACCTCATCTAAATCTGGGATAACACATATATCTACTGAGTCACCCATCTTGTCACGAATCATTTTTTCACGTTCTTCAACCGTGTACGGATTCCTATCATCTATTTTAGTATCACGAATCGCAACTATTACTTCATTTCCTTCGTCGATAACTTTCTGAATTAATTTCTTATGACCATCATGAAAAGGTGACCATCTTCCTATAAACAGTGACTTCATTCCTTCCTCCAAAATATTGACGCTGACGTATAATCTGTCGGTCTAGTACCGTGGTTAGTTTTACCTCGATAAAATGCTTTCTCCCTATTATGCGGATTGTCGCTTTGCCAGACACTTAAATCTGATACCAATGTTAACCTCGTCGCCTTATCTATTGAATCCAATACATTCTGGTCAAAACACAATACATTTGCAAATTTTATTATCGTATCTGTCGGTTTAAGATTCCATTCCGTAGTAATACCACATATTCCATTTGGTTTTAGCACTCTATCTATCTCAGTGAATACTTTGACAACATCTGGTAGTAAACCAACATGCTCAACAGACGAACTACTCCAAATATAGTCAAATGTCTCATCATCAAACTCTATATCCTTCATGTCCATGGCTTTAAAGGTAATACTGCTATCTGGATACGATATTTTTGCGTACTGATACAATTCGTCTACGTCATAATGTTGTTTACCCCAATACTTTCCAGGATAGTACGCTCTATCTGTGGCTATAACAGATTCAAACTTGTTAGCGTATACGAACATCAGAGCTTCCTTTAAACACCCCAAACCGAGAGCACGTCCACCGCACTGTAAGGCATCTGCCCCATAGCAGAGCATAAGATTTTCCCACGTTTTTCGGGTGTGTCCACCAAACAGATTTCGGTAAGGTTGGAGTTCATCACTGTCAAAGTCATCGTAATCAAATACTTTATTAATTTTCACTCAATCCGCACTCCAATACATACAATACTTTATCTATACTTTCATGACTTATAACAGACGGTGGTTTTATTTTCAGTACTGTGCCAAGACCTGCGTGTTTGTCGCAACCGAACACTACTCCACCATCATAAATACCATAATCAATAATTTGCTGAACTTTTTGTGGATAAGGTTCTTTTGTATTTGGGTCTTTGACAAGCTCAACACCAATCAGTAACCCTTCCTGACGAACATCACCAATAATAGGATACCGACTCTGTAATTCCGCTAAACGTAGGGCAAAAATACTTCCTTTATCACGAGCTTGCTCACATATCTCCTCATCATGAATAATCTGCAATGCTTCTAGACTGGCTACCATGCTCAACGGGAAACTAGCAAAGGTAAAAGTTTGGTCTCCACCCCTAAAATCAAGACCTTCCCCGTACAATGTCGCTGCAAGAGGAAACCCACCACCCAGAGCTTTACCAACTGCCATTATGTCCGGTTTGAAACCATAGTAATCTGCCGCAAATAATTCTGGTAATTTACCGAAAGCGGTTTGCATTTCATCAGCAACCATGATAACATCATACGCATCACACAAACCACGAAGCAACCCGTGATACTCGAACGGAAAAGTTATTTGACCACCATTACCCTGTATAGGTTCATAAATAATAGCACTAGGTCTCTTCTCATCGAATATTCTCTCTGTTTCTTTCAGACATTCATAATTACAGCTATCCTTAGTTTTACCAAACTTGCACCTGTAACAATATGGACTTGGTGCTCGTATAATCTCGGTCTTCAGGACATCAAACTCTGGTTTCTCCTCGTAATCCCAACTAAGCGAACCGGTGGCTAAACTGCGACCACAAAATCCAGTGTCGAGTACGACGATAGGTTTATCTGGGTGTTTTATCAACACTAACTTCAGCGCACCCTCCACTGCTAACGAACCATGGAGACAAAAGTTAACCTTATTAAGACCTTCTGGTGCAAGATTTGTTAATTTATAAGCTAAATCAAGTTTTGGGATGGTATAATAGCTTGGACGAATGTGAATCAAACCAGAGTCCATCACTTCCTTTACTGCATCAATGACTCGTGGATGACTGTGTCCAATTGTAGATACCCACCCCTGTGAACAGCAATCAATATACTGATTACCCCACTCATCGTAAAGAAACTCTTTGTATGCGTGGTTGATAACAAAAAATCTATCTAGGTCTCCTGCACTCGCTACGCCCAGTCTACGTTTTGGTTCTCGAAGAGCTTCTAAATCAGCGTCTTTATCCGTTCCAATTAGGTGAAAATCTATCATAGTCATACCTCTTCTCCATCGCTGGTGCACGTGTTATTTTAAAACCAAACTGTTCGTAGAAACTCTCTTTTCCAGGGTCAGCAATCAGAAAAATCTTTATCGGATGAAGCTTCTCTGCACTTTCAATGAGTCGTCTTGTAATAGACGTGCCGATACCTTGACCTTGGTATTCTGGTCGTACCATTACATCCCATATAGCAACCGCATATGCTCCGTCCGTAAAGTAACGACCACTACCAACAACTCTCCCGTTACGTCTTACCACCGCAAATGTTGAGTTCTTTATAATCGTACTATCTCTATCAAGATTTCTCATACTTACATGTAACCCACCAAACTCACCCATACCACGGTATAGCGAATTAAGTTCCTTCAACGTTATTGAATCATCCGTCTCTAGTGACGGTTTATCAAACGCATTGAGTGCTTTGGTTACATCACCTTGATAATCGAGTTCGACCCAAGGATATGGTACAAATTCTGGTATGGCGTGGAAATTACTTAACAGTTTGCGAACATATACTATTAACTCGTCCTTCTTATCATACCCCTTACCGGTTAACTTAGCATATAGTCTCCTCACAAACTCTGGTGGATACACTGCCATGCCCAACATAGAGCAATACTCATACTCACGACCCAAATCGATTATTCTATTGTTAAAGTCAGTCTTGATACCGATGTCTCCAGGCATCCAGTGATGATTAAGGTTATCTACAAAATACTGAAACTTAGGTTGAATCATGAAGTATATCCTATAATCCAACATAAGGTCTCCGTCCATCACTACAATGTAATCATCCGTACCGCACGTATCCAATGCAAGTTTGAAGCTGTATGAGTTACCGGTGGTGGCATACTCATCATTAACCACATACTTAACATCTAAATCTGTTGGAAATTTTTCATGCCACTTACCAACAACGACGTAAATATCGTCAATCCCATTATCTTTTAAACCAATTATCTTATGTTCAAGTAATGTTTTTCCGTCTATCTCCACTAACGCTTTGGGGAAGTCAAGACCTAATCTTGTTCCCATCCCCGCTGCCAGTATTATTGCTTTCATCATCTAACCTCATAGTATAGACTCTATCCCACACCATATCGACTAACCTCTTCTCTTTAAGACTATTACTAATCTTAGCCAGAAGCTGGTCATCCATCGGTGCTAATAGTTCAATCCATGCCTCTCTAGGTCTGAGGTTAATATGTGTAGGGTCACTCTTACCTCTACCTATCGTGAGTACTCCTCGTTTTGTACCCACTCGTCTCATCTCACTGATAGCTTGCTCCGTTAACTCTGGTGGTAAATGTTCCATCACCTCTAAACAGACTACCAAGTCAAACTCGTTATCTCTAAACTGCGATAAATCCGTCATCGAACCACGAACAATGCGCTCCCCGACTGGAGAAGCTTCTATCATATGTTCCGCAATTTCCAATCCTACTACGTCAATACCAAGCTGTGCAAACCTCTCAACGTCAAAACCTACTCCGCATCCAAGTGATATAACTCGTTCCGGTCTACCGTAAAATTTAATGATAGTATCAACGATACTGTGGTTATATGGTCGATACCGTGTCGCATAAGATTTCTTGGTAAATGTTCCTCCACCTCCACCGACCCCTAATTTACCCCAATATGCGTAGTCTGGGTTATCAACCATCGGATATTTTTCCGTGTCAATCCCGTATAAGTCACCCACCGCAAATCTCCTCTATCTTATCGACAATACGTGTTGTTGAATTACCATCACAGTACCCCAAACACTTGTCTACCCAATATTTTCGACGAGCATGATGTTGTGATGGATTCGTTAACTCGTCTGCGACAATCTTTGGTAATTTATCAAAGTCGTTGTAATCAACTATACGACCAATGTCTACCTTCTCGTCCATTCCTTGTATATTCATATACTTCGGGTCACGTGGGTCATTCAAGGTAATTATTGGTCTATCTAGTAAAGCGAACTCGAACACCATACTAGACGTATCGCTAATTAACATATCTGCTCCAAGAAGATACTCATGCTTTTTTGGGTAATCATGACTTGTTCTCGGTTGATAGTCGTTATACTTACCTCTAAAGTCACACATCACATGTGGTATAAAGACAAGATTATAGTCAGACAGCACTTTCGCCAATTTAAGTAGGTGTCTAGCTGAACCTGGTTTCTGCTTACTTGCATTTTTAGTGTACGTTGGTGCAAAAGCAATAATTGGACGATTATCCAGTTTGTGCCGTGTTTTTATTAAATTATGATAGAATTCACGTTTCTCGCTTTCATTTATCAGAATATCTGACTTAGACCAACCAAGACCTAATGGCACAGCAAATCCATCATGTGTCAGTGACGTTTTCCAAAACTCGCTCGGAACAATTACATAATCCCATGTTGAATACCTTCGTGCCCAATTTTTTATGAAAGACACACCGTGAAAAATAAGAAATGACGGGTTAGTCGGTGGTCTCTTCGGTATCCACGGTCCAGTCTGACATCCCAACGTACCTTTTACTGATTTATCCTTACCGTAGGTGGCAACCCTAGTCTTAACAACAGTCCACCCACGACTCTCCAACTCGTCCTCTATCGGTAATAATACACCATCATATTGGACGAAGTCATGAATTACTTCAAATTTCATACCTAACCTTGATTATCCCCCTTATTTTGGTTTTTCACGACTTGGTTGTTATTTGGGTTACCTATTTCAGGAGATGAGAACGGAATCTGAGGTGCTGGTGGGATACCCTTCTCTTCCATCACCTTCTCCTCATATCCCTTACGCTCAACTTCAGTATCAAAATCAATGTCAAGCAACTCTTGTCTGGTCGTACGAGAAAGGTTACCTTCCATGTAAAGCGACTGACCAATCAAGTTAAGGTCAGCAAGCTTGTATAATCTCAATGGTTTGAAGCTAGGGATAGGTGCGCTCTTAAATTTATTAGTCTCTTTTATCTCTTTGTATAAAACCTTCAGCCATTCTATCAGAATATCCCTTATGGTTTCCATGGTGGCAATAGGAGAGAAAGCAGCAAAATCAGACCCACCAGCCACATTTGAACGCAATGTTTCACCAGTAATTAATGTACGTGGAAATCCAAAAGCTGAAATAATGTCATCATCGACAACACCATACTTCTCACGGTTAAGCATTGCTTCAGTATCTGGGAACACCCAAGATATTTCAAGGGTATGATTACCAAATAACTGGTATATCCTTTCCTGTGCTCCGCTACTAGTCCTGTAGTTCATCTGATGTTTGATAGCGTCAAAGTCTGAATCATCGGTGCACGGATATTCATCGTTGCCCAATTTAATCAATTGAATTGCACCGATAACACGTGACGCAACTGAATAATCCATTCTCTTCAAGTTTCTCTTGTGCATCAATGACTCAAGAGCATTTTCCATGTAAGGAATAGGGTATGCGTCTTCGGGTAATGTCTTAGACGTAATCGGTCTAATACCATCCAAGCGAACTTGCATCTTCGTTCCCTTCATTTCTTTAACAGCTTTCACAAACTCTGGATAATTCTTCTCCAACTCGTTATACGTTTCCTTATCATACGTACCATCTTTCAACTTACCACCACTTTTGATAAAGCTAATAGTGTCGGCATCAACCTCAACGTAATAATACTTTTTATTTGGAATAGGAGAGTTCTTAACGGTTATAGTAGCAGGGTCTCTGAACCATATGTTATCAGGTACTTCAAGTCTACGTCTTGAGTTAAGTGCAGGTGACAAATCACTACCCTTGACACGTGACCATTCGTAATGCGGAATGACCATACCAGATAACAAATATTCAAGACATGCGTTTCTGAAGAACTCCTGCAACATGTCTCCGAGTGCCTCGTACGTTTCATATTCCTCGTCACTGCACTCACCACGACGGTTATTGATAGGAGTAATCGCACAATCTACCATCTTGTTTAGTACCGTACCCGCAATCGGGTCATGCTTATAGAAGAACCGACAAATCTTTATCAGTTTATGATAATCAGTTGGCACTTCCATCTTATCAACAGTGTTTGTAAACAATAAACCTGTCTGTGTTTGGTCTGTATTAACAATATTAACAGACGCTTGTACTAATTTCTTACTATCAGTAGCTTCACCTGTAGCTACACTATCTTTTTCATCTGCCATAATTACCTCTGAAACCATCCACCTTTAGCAAGGTCGCTTAACTTACCTTTAGTTTTTGGTTTTTCTGGAGAATAATATTTATAATAATAACCATACACCCACGTCAAGATAGAAGCTAAGATATGGTCTTCGCCCCTTTGACCACCTTGTGGAGAATAAACAAAGAATTTTGGTTCTCCCAACATATCCCTAGTGAACCCGACTCGCTCAAGCTCATTAATGACATCGTCATCTTGAGTTGTAAACGCAATAATCTGGTCATTCTGTGACCATTTTTGAAGTGTTTGTATAGTAAACTTCCTTACCCTGCTTTTTATTTCCTTCTCTTCATCGTCGTACCCAGTTACAACATTCGCTTGAAAATCAACCGGTATCAGTCGTTTAATGAATTCCTTACGTTTGAATTCACCATTGTCATCTTGCAGTATTTGACACAACGCTAATCCAGAACTACCAGCGTCTATTGCAATCATGTTGAAACCGTAAATACTGTCTAACCAATCGATTATCTTAGCTTGGTCTGGGTATTTAATTCTTCTCAGTTCTATTCTAGTAAACTCTCTCCACACCAATGTATCAGCATTTCTCCACAATATCGTAATAATCGTCGGGTCATTAGAGAAACCAGCATCAATACCAGCTATGATAAGGTCATATTTCTTAACAATATCTGGCGGTAAGTCCTTAACCATAAGAACTTCGTTAAAGTTACCCGCATGTTGTTCTAATGTAATATTGTTCATCAAGTGAACGTCAACCGGATAATCCTCAATCAACATTAATTTTCTGTCAAAGACAGAGAATGCTGGAGAACCGTGTTCACCAAGAACAAGATGAACATAATCATCACCGTTCTCACCACCATACTGCTTAAGGTCAGTATTATGTTGTTCCTCGGTGTATCTAGTACTTTTCAGACGTGATACGTTATGTCGTGAGTACTTCTCATCAATTTGGTCACATTCGTAAAGAACATTCTTCTCACGAAGACCATTTGGTACACCGCTTACCCACAAGTAGAAGTCTTCATCCCACGTGGTAAGACATTGCATAAGTGAATTCCATGCTGAGTATGCAAACACCTGACCCTCATCAACAAAGATGCATGGGACGTGAAGACCGATAACGTTACTATCAGCGGTAGCACCGACAATTCTACACCTAATCACACAACCATTTAACAACTTTATTTCGTGATTAGACATATTAACGCTCATTCTGTCAATGAAGTACTTTAAGAACCAGTGCATCCTGAAGAACTTAACAACCCTGGCAAAAACTGGGTCAAGCTGTGATTTGTTTTGAACTACCAGTAAAATCTCATTAGCACTTGCTCGTGCATATATATTAGATATTGCTAACTGGATTATTTTAGTCTCCATGCTAGCCGTCTTACCGGTAGTACGACCTGTTGCAATACTGACGTAGTGACTACTATCAGTTAGCATCTTGCGCTGATAATTGTCATAATGCCACCCTTCACCCTCTTCTATCTCATCTTCGGCACTTCGAATAAACTCACCGAAAAGAACTGGGTCTTCCAGTAATTCCAGTACAGCTAATTCACCATCGTTAAATGTTACCTTTTCCTTCATAAGTTAAAACAATGTCTTCGTTGGAGTCTTCAACCATCTTCCCGCACTTCCAACACTCTACCCTAAAAGTATGTTTATAGGGTTCTACTTTCTCCGTTTTACTTTCAATAGACCCTTCCTCACCCTTCTCGGTAACATACAGCAAATATTTACCAAGATACTGACCACAGTCAGAACATACAACCTTATTATAACGACTATCTACGAACTTACGTGCCAAATCCTGAATCTTCATGACGTGCTGCAACGGTGTCTCATCATCATCGCTACGTCTCTGCCGTCTGTTAATACCTAACTCAGTCTGTAGCTGCACCCAGTTCTGATTAGCATCACGTAATGCACTATGCAACTCACGTATCTGCTTCGTATCAATAGATGTCTCTTTACCTTTTTTAGTACTTTTCTTATATTCAAGACTGCTCAGTGCTTCCTGAATCTTCTCTATATTCAACTCAAGTTGGCACATCGTAGTCAATGCTTGCATATCATTTGACTGATTCAAATCGTCCAGTTCATAGTCAGTCAAATATTTATCTATTTTATCTTGTAAATCGCTACCCTTCTTTTTCCTACCCATCACTAATCCCTCTGAACTAGGTTACCTTCATCGTCTATGTCTAGGTTATTGTCTAGATATATTAACGTTATTTTACTCTCCACCTTCTCTTTTCTATATCGTCTCCTGTTTTCCAATCGTTGAAGATAGATAACCCAAGGTTCTTTCCCCAATATCTCGTACTTCCACGTCCGGTAACACTTATTACAAAAGTAGGTATTATGATTTGCTGTGTAAATAGCGTGACCGCAAATGGAGCAGCACTTTTCCGCATTCTCGTATCTATAGAAATCAAACGGCTCTATTGCCACATTACCTTGCGTTCTCCTAGACATTTTTACTCTCCGTTCCTCTCCTAGTATTAAGAGTCGTCAAGAGTAATTGGACAAACGTCGTCCTCACACTCTATACACAACGTTTCTAATACTTGTTTAGTTCGACTCTTATCACGAAACACTGTAAGACCCTTCAAGCCGGATGCGTACGCTTGTAATATGACTCGTTCTACGTCTTCAACCGTTGCGTATGATGGTAAATTGACTGTCTTAGAGATTGAATTATCAATATTATTTTGGAACGCTGCCTGCATCCTGACGTGCCACTCAGGAGCTATCTCAAGAGCAGTTCTGAAAACACGTTGCCACTTATCTGGAATGTCTTGTATACCGGCAACAATTCCACCGTTCTTTATTATCTTATTAATCAATGATTGAGAATACCACCCCTCACGTTTGGCAACTTCCTCAAACACAGGATTTATCTCAAAAAAGGTGTTACTCTCAAGAATATTTGTTTTCTGATATACTATTGCAAATGCTGGTTCTATCCCGCTAGATGTTTCTGCTATAATACTAATACTGCCAGTTGGTGCGATAGTAGTAAGGGTTGCGTTTCTTCTCGGTTCATTAATTACAGATGTCGTCAACGCTGGAAACGACCCCTTATCCTCCGCTAATTTTGCAGACGCACGTCTAGCTTCTGTATTTATAAATGACATCACATGGTGTGCCACATCTTCAGCTTCTTCTGAGTCATAAGGTATACCCAACAGGAATAGCATATCAGCAAATCCCATGACCCCTAAACCTATCTTCCTATTATTATGTACTGTATCTGCTATTCTTTCAAGCGGATAGTTAGAAGCATCAATAACGTCATCCAAGAATCTCACAGAATGATTTACCACTTTTCTGAGAGAGGTGTACACAATCTGGTCATCCTCAACAAATTTAGCGAGATTAATTGAACCAAGACAACACGCTTCATAAGGAAGTAAATCTTGCTCTCCACACAGGTTCTTAATCAGATGACCTTGGTCGGGGGTTGGATTGTCAAGTTCCATTCTATCCCAGAACACGAATCCTGGTTCTCCATTGCTCCAAGCAGACTCTGCAATGAACCTGAAAAGATGCCTCGGATTAATTTTCGTGACGACTGTGTTATCTTTTGGATTAACCAACTCAAACAACTCGTCATTCTCAACACACCGCATGAATTCATCAGTAAAAGCAACTGATATATTAAAATTATTAAACCTTGTTTCATCGTTTTTGCATTTGATAAACTCGATAATATCTGGATGGTTAACAAGCAATAAGCCTAAGTTACCACCACGTCTAATACCTCCCTGTTTAATAACGTCGCTCACGGTATCAAATATCCTCATAAAGTCAATAGGTCCACTAGCGATACCCTCAGTCGATTTTACAAAGTCACCAGATGGTCTTAATTTAGATAGATGTAAACCTACTCCACCACCTGTTTTCTGCACCATTCCACAATCTTTTGCAGTCTGAAGAATTTCTTCCATCGAATCACCAACTTCAAACGCATAACAGGCAAACAAAAAGTTTAGGTCTACGTTGCCAGCATTTGCCAGACACGGTGTATTCGGTAAAAATATCTGGTTTGCCATTAAATTGTAAAACACCCTACTCCAATAGTCTGGATTTGACCCGTATTGTTTCTCCACTGAAGCAACGTGTTTGGCAACTCTCCTAAACATCTGTGACGGTGTCTCCTTTTTCCCATCAAATGACTTCAAATAACGCTTGTCAAGTAAGGATAGAGCATTGACACCTAGTTTCAATTCGTCGTCTTGTACACCGATAGCTTCCCTGAACCCACGAACCTGCGCTCGACGTGCTCTGTAGAGAATATATTCTTTGGCAAGTTTAGCATTGCCCAACCCTATCAGGGCATTCTCAACCTTATCCTGTATATCCTCTACCGAAATCTCTTTGCTACCGTTTATATTATCAGTTACTTTCTGGGCTATGTCATTTGGTATCTTATCATCAGACAAACCAATTGACTTCATAGCTTTCGTAACAGCAAGAACTATCTTATCTGGGTTATACTTAACAATTCTTCCATCACGCTTAATTACTCTCATTCACTACCTCGAATCATATATTCCCGAACCTTTGTGATTCCAATACGTCTTCCAATGTTTTAGTACTTCCACCGCTGAATCAAAGTCGGGAACTATCTTGGTGGCATAGTATTCCATCCATCCACCGACATGATTTTTGGCAATAACCAACGTTGGTGTTTTTGCAATCCATGTACAATAATAAAACTCACCCGCTGTACCCCAACTTGGGTCATCTCCTGTCAATACGACAATGGCGTCAACCTCAGCCAAGTCACTAAGGTCTCGCTGGATAACTTCTTGGACTGTCAGTCCATTTTTAAATGCATCAGCAGTAATTTTATTAGTGTTTTGTAGGTGTTGTTTACCCCGCATTGGAGTCCGGCATTTGATACCAATTGCATTAAGTTTTTCTGTCAGTTCGTCTCGTTCCTTTATTGCTTCATCATAGCTAAGATTAGCTATCCTACCCGCTAAATAAACTTCATAGTTCTTTCCCATTTACAATCTCCTTACCTTGTACTATAAGACACAAGCTTATAATATTGTTATTTTCCCGTTGAACCGAATCCTTTTGTCCCACGCTCCGTATCAGATAGACTCGAAACCACTTTAAACTCCGCTGGAGTTCCTTGTACAAGCTCTGCTTGAGCAATCCTGTGACCAACTTGGAATATTTCGTGTCCTTTTACGAATAGTCCATACAACATCACAGTAATTTCTCCACGGTAATCAGAGTCTACTATCCCAGGTGAGTTAGGAATAATGATACCACGTTTCGATATTCCGCTGCGTGAGTATATTTTTACATGATACCCTTTCGGTATCTCAAAAATCAAACCAGTCCTCACTGATTGGAAGTGACCGTTCGACATTACAAAGTCCTCACAAGAGTATAAGTCAAAACAAGCTGACCCTTTTGTCGCTATCTTTGGTACAATGGCTTTTTTATCTATCT